CATAGATGATGTATTTAACTATCTAACTAACTTACAGAATGTTTACGTAAACATGAATGGTTTTGTTGACATACCTTATTCTTTTGCAATAAGTAATGTTACAGACGAAATAATTGAGTTAAGAGGATTTGGAATACAATCAGAACATCATCACAATAACCAATTAAACGATACATTTATGTCTGTTTTATGGTTGGGCGGAGTAAGAGATGTTCCAAACAATAATGCTAAGGATGCCTTAGAACGTTTAGTTGATATTATATCTGAACGTTACGACAGAAAAATCTTAGTGTTAGCAGATGATTGCGGTAAACCTATGTACGAATTTATAACAAGTACAGAACCTAAATGGATGACACCAAAAAGGAAGGTAAGACAGTGGTCAAAAAAGAAAACAATTACAAAGAAGATATAGACGCTTTTGCAGCAGAGAAAGTCAAAGCTGTTGTTTGGAAAACACCCGAAGGTATAGAGCAATTAAATAGCGTCATTGCATATAAAAAAGATAATCCAAGCATACCAACTAATACATTAGTTGCCTTCTTAAAAGATAAATGCGGTTGGGATTATACAAACAGATATATATTTGACATTATTGTGACAGAAATGGAAAAACAAAATGACAAGTAGCCTTGATAAGTTTGTTGAAGAACACGAAGACGACCGTAAGTTAGAAGACTTAAAAAAAACTATAACTCGTTTACATAAGCAATTAGATAAAGAACGTGACAAAACAGTCATACTACAAGAGACAGTAACAAGTGCAGTCAAAGACAGTATTGCTGATATAGATATACCAAAAGTTAAAGCGCCTAAGAAAGATACTAGAAAAAAAGGCGAAGAGGTAGCTGTAGCTGTATTAAGTGACTGGCAGTTAGGTAAAATAACAAAGACCTACAACTCTGAAATTGCTGCTGAACGAGTTAAAGTATATGCAGATAAAGTTGTTGAGCTAACAAACATACAACGTGCTAGTCATCCAGTAAAAAAAGTTCACGTATGGGCTTTAGGAGATTTAATAGAAGGTACTGATATATTTGCTGGTCAGCAATGGTTAGTAGATTCGGGATTGTATAGACAAATATTTAAGAACGGAGCAACAATGCTTGCAGAGTTTTTAAGACACATGTTAGCAAACTTTGACGAAGTACACTTTGCTGGTGTTATTGGTAATCACGGTAGACTTGGTAGATTTGGGCAACATCATTACGAAGATAACGGAGATAGATTTCTTTATGAAACTGTACGCCTAATCCTTGCTGATGAAAAAAGAATTACTTGGGATATACCCGAAGGTTCTGACGGAGATAGAGCATGGTACACTATTGACCGAATAGGTAATTACAGCTGCATGCTTATACATGGAGACCAAATTAGAGGGTCACTTGGTATACCGTTCTATGGAGTTCGCAAAAAGGTATTAGGATGGAAAGCAGCGGCAATGGACGGGCAGATGCCCGACTTCAAAGACTTAGCCTTTGGACATTGGCATCAGCTTTACCAACAAGAGTTTAACGGTATAACAGTTAGGTGTTCGGGTTCAACTGAATCATCTAATCATTATGCGTTAGAAGCACTAGCGGCACAAGGTAGACCAACACAAAGATTAATGTTTGTCCACCCCGAAAAAGGATGTACTACAGTAGAATATCCAGCGGTCAGATTAGACGATAACGAAAAGGAGTAATTATGACAGCATCAATTTATTGGAAGAATGCCTTAATTAGAGCTGCGAGAACTTTTATACAAGGTTTTCTCGGTGGATTATCAGCAAACTTGTTAATAGGTAATGAAGCAGAAATGCTATACGCAGCCTTTATGGGTGGCGCAGCTTCTGCTATTTCTCTATTGCAAAACGCTATAGAAGATAGTCCAAACAAATGGGGTAACACTATACCAAAAGGATAGTGCATGTCTTTATACGCAAGAAAGAAAGGCATAAAAGGTCGTAAGCCTAAAAAAAATTACGATGAACGTATATGTCAAAAAGAAACTTGTGATATAAAGTTATCAATATACAATAAAAAGAAATTTTGTTATACTCATACTAAGCCAGTAAAGCGCTGGTCTAAATAATAAAAGAAAGTAAAACTTTCTATCTTTATTTTGGTACTTAACAAGTGTTATGAAAGTAATGGATTGTGAAGGACATGCGTACGTAAATCGTATAGTAGGGGTACTATACAAAACAAAAACCACCTTTGCAGGTGGTTTTTTGTTTATCGGTTGCCCGATGGTTAAGCAAAGGATGGTTTAGGTTCTTTACTTAAAATATTAAAATACACCATAGTATTTTATTTTAATTCAGTATATCAGCTTTACGTTTTAATGTATCAGTAAGTTCTGCTACGTCAGCTTCGCCTAGTTTATATAAATGGTCTTTAGCTTCATCTAATGTTTTGACTAATACTAATTCACATTCTTCTAGTGAAGTGTTAAGTAGTTGTAGTAAGTCTTTACCCTTTACAGTCTGTTGTATTGTCTGTAATGCAGCAACTGCATCATTGGTACGTTCTGTTACAACATGGGCATGAGATTTTTGAACGTCAGCTTTTGCAACAGACTGTTTAGGTTTTGAAGCAGCGTTGGGAATTACGCTGTCTACATCTTCCATTTCTTCTTTAGTAACTCCAGCACTAAGTAAAACGCGTAAGCAACGACCACGTGCTTTAGTCTCTGCTTTTTCAAACCAATGTTGGTTCATATTAGTTTTTTCAACACGTGCATGACCAGTACATTTTGTAAACTTGTCATCTTCGGTTTTATAAAAAGAAGCTTTAAATACTACGTGTGTATCTGACATGTCTAATATCTCTGTAATTAAGTGTCCAGTAGGATATTTGTCATTCATCTGTTCGATGAGTTCGTCTACGCCAATGTAGTCATCTAAAAACTTAGGCGCATTATATTTTGAGTTTGTTCCTTGAGTCATCCGTTCCATCCTTTTCTATTAAAAGTATTAACAATTCTGCTATTGATAACATCAATATAGAATTTGTATCTACTTGTTTTGTTTTTGTAAAAACGTCAGCTACGTTAGCTACGTTATTTTTTATATCTTTTAATTGCATAACTAAAATTGTAATACATGTAGCATTATATGCAACAACTGTTACAATAAATTTTACGGAAGGAGCGGAAATGGAAAACTACTTAACATGTCAAGACATTGCAAAGATGTTTAACGTAAAGTTAAGAACAGTATATGTATGGATTCAAAGGTCTAAAAATGGTAATCATTTTTTACCCGAACCCGATATGCGAATAGATAATAAACCGTTATGGAAAACAAGTACCATAGCAGCAGTCAAAGAAAGAGTATAGATAAAGGATGGTAAATGGAATTATTACGAGGACAAATAGTACCTACTAGCACAGCGTATAAAAAAGTTAGTCAAAAAGATAAAGTCGAGTGGGCTTTAAAAACTTTTAAAGAAGTTACAGGCGATGAGTTTACTTATGACTTGAGAATCAAAAGATACGGCGCTATCATTTATGACCTAAGAGATGACGGTTGGGATATTAAAACACTCGAACCTAAGAATCAAAAAGATAAGAAGTGGGCATTTAAACTTATAAGTGAACCTTCTACAAAAGAGGATGGTCAAAGAATGTTAGCATTATGAAAGAACGTATAAGTGCTTCCGAGTACTTCGCAATATTACCCGAATCAGTATTGTTTGCAGCAATAAGCAGTAACGCTGTAAGACTTTATTGTATCTTAAGAAGACGAGCAGACGAGAAATCTAACGCTTGCTACCCTTCGCAAAAGTATTTAGCAGACTCAATGTATTGCAGCACAAGAACAGTACAAAGAGCATTAGAAGAGTTAATAAAGATAGGAGCAGTAACAGTAGAACATAGAATGATTGAAGGCACAGATGCCTATACGTCAAACATGTACTACCTACATGCCACTATTGCGCAAGGTAGCGCACCCGTGCGTAAGGGTCGCGCGTCTAAGTCGCAAGGGTCACGCGCAGGTGTCGTACAAAACATAGCCACTAAACAAAGCCAACAAACAGATAGTAAAAAGAGAACTAGAAAAAGAGATTTACTTTTTGAAGAAATGTGCGCTGGTTTAGGTATTGACTGGAAGAACGCACCAGCTGGCGAATTAGGTAGAGTAAATGCAGCATGTAAAGAGCTGCGTGAGATTAAAGCTAAACCCGAAGAAGTTGCAGCTGCTATAAAGCACTATAAAAAAAACTGGGCAGACATGACACTATCTGCACAAGCAATAACAAATAACTGGACAACATTAAAGAATGAGATGACAACGTCTACACCTAAAAAAAGAGATTGTGCAAAACTTGGATGTGTGAATGTAGACCTAGATGTTATTTTACAATGCAGATTCTGCAAGAAGGAGACAATAAAATGAAGAAATTTGACGTATACCTAACTGGTAGAATTGGTGTACAAGCACCTAATCAAGAAGATGCTGAAGCAATGGTAAAGCAAAAACTAAATGTTATACATCCAATGTTTAACATACAAATTATGATTACCAAAGAAGATTACTTAGATGCTGAAGAGGACTACAAACCCGAAGGTACAGAATGAACGAGACAACATATCCTTATGGTGGCATACCGCCAAAGGATAGAGCGACTAGACGTAAGTTATTAAGAGAAGCTGTCGTGTTAGAATCTAAAGGCGTTTGTGAGTGGGCAGAGTGCAGCAGCAGAGGTACTGACATGGCACACATCAAAGCTGCGGGGATGGGTGGCGCTATCTCTAATGACACCTTAGATAACGTTGCATTCTTATGTCACTTTCATCACGATGTACTTGATTTTCGTATGTCGATGAAACAAAGAAGTTTTGCACTACAACAATTAGTAAGAAGTTATGTTTTAGGTAATAGAAAAAAAATCTAAAAACTTTACACATTGTATTACAAAGTGCTACAATAATATTGTATGAATAAAGAAAAATCAGCTTTCAGAAAACATGAGGTTTTAGAAAACTACGAGCTTACAAAGTTCGAGTACAACGAGTTAATGACACATAAGCACATGTTTGACACAGAGTATCAAGGTACTAACTGTTTTTTCTGCGGTAGTTTTGTTATGTACCCAGTAGTTTTTAACTACCCAAATGCAAAGCGTAAATTTAACGCAGGTACAGATTGTGCAGAAATGGTACATCAAGGTTCTAACTACGAAGCACTAAGATTACAAGCTGCCAAAGCAAGAGAACGTGCAAGAATACAACAGCAATATTTAGATACTTCTGCCAAGTTTGTTAAAAGTAATCCACAATTGGCACAAGCTGCTAATTACTTCCAAGATGTAAACCCGTTAATTGCAGATATATTTGACAAAACTAAATTTGGTCTTACAGAAAAACAAATAGCATTCTTAGAAAAACTATGTAAAGAACAATGGCAAAAAGAAGTTGACGCGTTTGCAAAACTTATTAACAAAGCAAATGTACCAGCTTTAACAATTGGCGAGATAACAACAGAAGTTACAATAAGCAAATACTATTACAAAGAGCAAGCATTTTACGGTCAAGAAAAAGCAATTATAGAAACCAAAGAAGGTCAGACATTGTTTACTGGTAAGACCAAAGCATTAGTGCAATGGTTAAATACTGATGAGTACAGCGATGATGTTGCAGAGTTTTGGGAACAAGATAAAAAAGAACGCAAAGGTGTTCTTACTTGGAACAAAGAATACTACAAAGAAAATACAAAGGGTATTGCAACATTAGAAGTTACTTTTGTTGTTGAAGAAGATAACACAAAAGGTACTGCAAAAATCAAAAACTTTTCCCCTATAGGTACAGTATGAGATACGATTTACAAGGTATATACGCAGAAGACCTAGACGGTTATCCGCTAGAACTTAACACTGACATGTATTTGTCAAAAGAATGTAAGCACATGGGTTTAGCTGCATTAGCAGAAGCAAGACATGATTTATTAAACTTAGGTATTGGTTCAGAACCTACAGAAGGTTTACATGTATTTGACCTTGAAGCCTACGAAGAAGAACTCAAAAAAGACGCACTTTGTAGTTTTGCATTAGCAGGAGTATACAAAATAGAAGCTACACATCAATACAAAGATAACTGCGAATGTAGAGACTGCGTCACTGATAGACTTATAGATTATGGTTTACCAGTTGGAGAAGCTTTTCAACTTAGTTATTTACAAGAAACTTATAATAAAAAGGCTGCCTAATCATATATTGTGATACAATATTAGTATTATGAACGCACCAATAGTGTATGTTGTAAGAGCAGTTGCTTTAACTGGTCGTGTATGGTTTCATGAATTTGATTCTAAATCCGATGCGTTAAACAAAGTTCGTGAATACAAAGATACTGGTGGCTACATAGTCACACAAAGCTTTTACAGCAAATCTCTTATCAATCAATAAATCTTTAAATCGTGTTGCATAACGTGATACAGTTACTATAATCTATTATGTAAGTTAAAAAAGGATGGTTAAAAATGGCGTTTCAAGAATGGTTAAAAACCTTTGTTGATGAAACAGACAAAATTAAATTAACTGATGAATTTGCAGTTGAATTTAATGTCAAAGGCGAAAAAGGCGTTATGGAATACAAGATGGCAGAAATCGTTGAGTTCCTAAATGTTGCTGATGAAGGAATACAATTACGAGTAGAAAATGACATTGTAAAAATGAATTTCTACAATGTGCCAGCAGAAGACTTTAAGTTCTACTTTACACAAGTAGCAAAAGCAATGGCTAATGTTTACCAAGTAAATTACGCAAAATGTTAGATGGCATAAATCTCAATAAATTAAAGTGGATATGCCCCGATTGTAACAAACAATTAATTACAAACGCATGGATGCCCAATTGGAAAATCTGCGAAACAGTATATTGTAATTACACTATTGATTTATTAAAAGTAGATATTATACAAAAAGAAGGGAAGTAATGGCTATAACAAAATATGATGAAACAGAAGAAATATTACAAAATCTAAATGAACAATTTTTAGATGATGGTGTACAAGATTATGAATGGAACTATAAAAGTTCTTTTACAAAGAAAGAAATTAAAGAACTAGAAAAAACACACACAATAACTTATGACTTTGTACAACAGAGTAATGAAGATACAAGACAAACAGAAGTAATTATTTATAAAAGAAAGGAAGAATAATGGCAAAACCATTAACAGATAAAGAATGTAAAGATATATTAATACAAGCAAAGCAATGGGATGATAATTCAGAAACAAAGGTTTTCAAAGATTTTGTGAACATTGCACATAACTCTTTTGCTGATACTTTTAAAGTTGATTTTGACAAGTATGGCTACAAAGAGTTAACAATGTTTGGGGAATGTCTAAGTTTATTTAACGACAGAGGATATGACCAAGTAACAAAGTTAATAGATTATGTCTTAGATTATGTTGAATAAATATCACAACGTGATACAATAGATTGTGAAAGAAAGGATGGAAAAAATGGTTGAGATAATTAATCATGCTGCCCAGCAGAAATTGTTAAAAGCTACTGGTCTTAAGAAATTTACTAAGTTTCTAAAGACTGTTGGCTATACATACGAATTTGTTGGCAGTCTCCAGCCCGTAGAAGACAAAGAAAGAAGTTCGGGAGAAGGTGGCTTGCTGCCTAGAACATTGCCGTTTACAATGTACCCAGCAGATTTTGAGGTCTTTAACGCAGAAGGTAAGCCAGTTGCTTATGTTAAAGCTGCGTTCAGAGCTGGATATGACTACAAAAAAGGTAAAGAGGAAGGTACACTTCCGTATTACGTATTTACTGAATTGCAAGAAGCTGCAAAGCTTAGTGCGGAAAGCATAAACAATACCAAACTAGAACTAGAGTTTGTCTATTTCTATAATGGTAGTTACGGACAAAGCATAGAAGATATTGATTACGTAACAGAGCAATACGGTTATTACAAGTATGTAAGAGGTAAAACTAAAAGACTAGCGACAAGAGGTTATGAACTAACGTTTGCAGGAGCGCAAACAAAAATAGTTAATGACCCAACAAGAGTGTTTGTTTAATGGTTGGTAGAAATCAACTGTACGACCTAGTTGACCAAATTAACTATAGAACACCCGCAGCTGGTAATAAACATTATGAGCTAGAGGATAGCGAGTATGGTTACAAACTAATACTTGTAGATTCTAAAACTGGTACAGCTAGTGATGTAAGTCAAAACTACAAAGCAGCAGGTATACACGCGTTTCTAACTGGTTGGGCAACAAGCCATAACCTTAACTTAGTAAATGAAAGAGAGAAATATGACAACTATCATAGAACTATTCATTAATCAATGGCAAGGTCAGTCGTGGGATTGGAAAGTGTTTTACGGATTAGCATTATTCTTTTTTGTTAACTTGTTTTACATGATTAGCAAACTTATGTTTGTATCATTAAGACTTTACATAGCAGAAAGAAATGCGCCTAAGTCTACGCCTAAGTCAGATTTCATACAACGTATGATTGATGGAGAAGAATTAGACGCAGACAATATGTTCTAAAGCTAGCAGCGCTACGACCGAAGCATTATACAAATAACACTTGAGCGGCACAGTCATAGCGCTTATCTAATGTTAGCCATGCTTTTGAAAACCTACGCTATAATGTACGAATGGAAACAAAAGTAACTTATGACCGATTACACCTTTTTACATTCGAGGAACAAAATCCTAAAGACCACAATTTAGGAGAAATAGAATTATCAATTAAGCGATTTGGCTTTATAGAATTGCCCGTAGTTAATGACACTACGGGTATTTTAGTTGCAGGACACGGAAGAATATCTGCGCTGCAAGGTATGTATCAAAGACAAGAAGACTTACCAAGATACATAGACTTAGAAAAAGAAACTAATGAATGGCTAGTGCCAACGTTACATGTAGAGTTTGAAACAGATGCTGAAGCAAAAGCATATCTTATTGCATCTAACACATTAACAATGGACGGCGGCTGGAATGAAGCAATGTTAATGGAAATGTTATCTGAAATCGATGCGTCTACAGGTTCACTCTTAGGTACAGGTTTTGACCAACAAGCAGTCATGGACATGCTGCATGCAAATGATAAACCAATGTTCGAAGAAGACTTTGGTCAACAAACACATAAAGTAGTTGTACCAGCTGCGGATATAGCACAGGCAGAAGAAATAAAATATGCTTTAGAAGAATTAGGGTACGAATGTCAAGTGAAGACAACTACGAAATAGAAATACCACCACCGCTTAAAGAAGCGATGCAAACATATATATCTTTTTTAACTGCAAACTTTGCATACGATGAACTTGAAGAAATAGAATTTAGAACTTTAAGGGAGTCAATATTAGATGGTTTCTTTATAACAGGAGATGAACCAGTTATGGCAAGAAACAATATACCTATAACAGGCAACGATTTATTTAATGCAGCGTGCATACTCATGACAGATTTGCTATATAATGCAACAAGCGGTAATAATAAAGATGTGCAGGAAGTTTTGCGCACAGTAGGACTAGCGGTAGTTAACAGCTAAAACTAAACAGGCTTTAGTTTGTTGACCTAACAGGATTAGGTAACAATGGCAGGAAGACCAACGAAACTTACAACAGAATTAATGAATGAGATAGCACAATATCTTCGTGCTGGAAATTACATAGAAACAACAGCTGCCCTAGTAGGCATTAATCGTGACAGTATTTATGAATGGATTAAGCGCGGCAATAAAGAACAAGAGCGTTTAAAACAGAATCCTAGAGCTAAGATACGTAAAAAAGAATCTCTTTTTGTTGAATTTTCCGACACAGTAAAAAAGAGTCAAGCACAGTCAGAAGCTATGTTAGTTGGATTAATAGGTCAAGCTGCACAAAAGAACTGGACAGCAGCTGCTTGGCGATTAGAGCGCAAATTCCCCGATAAGTGGGGCAGAACAGAACGTAATGTTGCAACAGCACAAGATGACCCAGTCAAAGAATTAGCTAAACAAATAGAGGACTTACGCAATGATAAATCTTCAGAAGGGTAAACAACTTGATTCTATATTAGATTCAACAGCACGTATTAATATATGGCAAGGTTCTGTATCTAGTGGTAAGACAATATCTTCATTAATAAGATGGATAGAATTTTGTCAAACTGGCGCAAAAGGTAACCTATTGATGGTAGGTAAGACCGAAAGAACGCTTAAAAGAAACGTAATTGACGTTTTAGGCGAGTTAATGGACGGTTCGGGCAGTTTAATTACACGAACTGGTAGTGGAGAGATACAAATAGGCAACAGAACTATCTATATCGTAGGTGCTAATGACGAGAGAGCTGAAGCAAAGATACGAGGGCTTACACTTGCTGGAGCTTATGGAGACGAAGTAACACTATGGGCAGAATCATTTTTTAATATGCTTTTATCTCGATTACGTGTACAGAACGCACAAATGTTCTTAACAACTAACCCCGATAGTCCAAACCACTGGTTAAAGAAGAAGTTTTTAGATAGAGAAGATGAACTTGACATAAAGAACTTTGCTTTTGAATTAGACGATAATCATACACTTGACCCTAAGTATGTAACGTCACTTAAGGCAGAGTACAGTCCAGCATCTAGTTTATGGTATAGAAGATTTATTAATGGCGAATGGGTAATGGCAGAAGGCGCTGTTTATGATTGTTTTGATAGATTACATAATGTTGTTAATGAGCTGCCAAAGATGAGAGAGTACTGGGTAGGCATTGACTATGGCACAACTAATCCGTTTACCGCTATTCTTATAGGCGAAGGGGAAGACGATAAGTTATATGCAGTCAAAGAATATTATTATGATTCTAAAAAAGGTCAAAGACAACTATCAGATGCAGAATACTCAAGGGAACTTACTAAGTTTTTAGATGGTTATGACGTAAGACGTATTTTTGTTGACCCTTCTGCTGCTAGTTTTATTACACAGCTGTGGAGAGATAATCATTTAGGTGTATCAAAAGCGAACAACAATGTACAAGATGGTATTAGAATAGTATACAACTTATTAGGAAGTCGTAAGCTGCAAGTTCATAACAGCTGTACTAACTTAATCGAAGAGATTGAGTCGTATGTTTGGGATGTCAAGCAACAGGAAAAAGGCGAAGATAAACCTTTAAAACGTAATGACCATGCAGTAGATGCGCTAAGATATGCAATGATAAGTTTAGGCGCTATATGGCGACATTGGATTACAAGGAGTGAGTGAACAGATGCCAAAGAAAAAAGGTTATCCTAAAGCACAAAAGGCAAAGAAAAAAGGAATGCCTAAAAAAAAGAAAAAATATTAAATGTTAAATCTACCCGCTAACGGGTCGGCTTATCCGCCCGAAAACCACAAACAAATATTTAGGGTTTATCAAGAACATTCTGCATGGCATGCGGGAGACCCAGCAATACTTAGAAAGACGTATGCTGACGTGCCACAAGATTATAGACCAAGACGTTATATGTTTTGGACACGCAAAGGCGCAACAGAGCTACAAACAGACAGACATCAGATACACGTTCCTTTAGCTGGAGACATAGCACAAACAAGTGCTGACTTATTATTTTCTGAACCACCTAACTTTGTTATACAAGATGAAGAAGCATCAGACCAAGACACAATAAACACACAAGATGCACTAAACGATTTAATAGATTACTGCGGGATTAAAAATAAACTACTAGAAGCTGGCGAGACATCATCAGCAATGGGTGGTGTATTTTTAAGATTAGTTTGGGATAGTAGATTTATGGATTCTCCAAAGATACAAGTAGTTAACCCCGACAGGGCAATTGCAACGTTTATGTATGGAGAGCTAGTAGCCGTTGGTTACGTCAGTGAGTATGAACCAGTTGATGGACAAGGTGTATATCGTCATATAGAACATCACGAAGACGGATTAATACATCATGCACTTTATCATGGCACTAAGACAAATATCGGTACAAGAGTTGAACTTAGTAAATTAGCAGAGACTTCTGACTTAGAAGAAGAAGTAGTTTTACCATTTAACGGGCTTGCTTCTGTTTATGTACCTAATCAAAGACCACTAAGAAGATTAAAAGGTTACGAATATGGTCGTTCTGACTATGACGGTATAGAAGGTTTATTTGACGCTATTGATGAATCGTACACATCATGGATGAGAGACATCAGACTTGGTAAATCAAGAATAGTTGTACCTACAGAATATTTAGAGAGAAGAGGTCGTGGAAGAGGTACTACTTTTGACATTGATGCAGAAGTATTTACTGGACTAGAAATAGACCCTAACGGAGAATCTAAAGGAATACAGCCCGTCCAATTCGATATAAGGGATGCAGCACACAAGAACACCGTGATGGAACTTATAGATAGAGCAGTCACAGCTGCTGGTTACAGTCCACAGTCATTCGGCATAAATATAGAAGGTAGAGCAGAGAGCGGTACAGCACTTAAACTACGTGAAAGAAAATCATTTACAACACAAGGTAAAAAACAAAGATACTACACACCACCATTACAAGATATACTTTATAAATTACAACTTATTGATGTAGAGATATTTAGTAAACAATACAAACCATTAAAATTACGTATTGAATGGCAAGATGCAGTACAACAAGATGTTAGAGAATCTGCAACAGTAATCGAATCACTACATAGAGCGCAAGCAGCTTCATTAGATACAAAAGTAAGATTACTTAACCCCGAATTATCTGAAGAAGAAGTAGAACAAGAAGTACTTAAGATTGCAACTAATTTTAACTTGTCTGACCAAAATGTATCTGATGTCCTAGACTTACCATGATATGGCTTATGACCCAGTTAATAATGAACAGCTAGTCGAATCGCAAGCTGAAGTATTCAGAGACATCTCTGAATTTTTAACAGAGCTTACAGCCAATGAAGTACTAGATGGCAATACAAATGCAGAATATTTATCTTCTGTAGAGTCATGGCTACAATTTAAACAAAAGTCATATAAAAAACTATTTGAAGAAGCAACAAAACAAGCTGACAAAGCTATTGCTGCAATACCAACATCGATAACTAATGCAGTAGAGATAGCTTACTCTATTGGAGAACAGACAGCAGCAGCCGAATTACTTTCAGCAGGTATTACGCCCGATGTAAGTGGTGGATTTCAAACATTGTCACAATATGCACTAGATGGTTTAATGGATGCTGCAATTAATCGTATGGGTAACCGAGTTAACAAGCTAAATATAGTTAACGGCGTACAAGATGCCTTTAGAGAAGCTACAGAGTCCGCAGCGGCGCTAGTTTTGAGCGGTGGGGCAACATTAGAGGATGCTACAGAAATAGCTGTTAACAGCTTATTAGATAAAGGTTTAAAGACTATAAATGTCGGCAATAGGAAGATGGGGATAGATGCTTACGCTGAAACGTCAATCAGAACTATTGCTGGTAATGCACAAGTACAAGGTTCTATAGATAGATATGAAGATGCAGACCAATATCTTAGTTTTGTAACTGACAGTCCGATGGAATGTGATTTATGCAGACCATACGAAGGCAAAGTAATACGAACTACTAATGACTTAGAAAAGTTACCACCTAAATTTCACAAAGTGCCTAGTTTAGATACTGCAAAAGCTGATGGTTTATTTCATCCTAACTGCACACATTCATTGCAGGTATATATTGATGGCTATTCCGAACCACCGACAGATACAGATGACAGTGTTAATGGAGATAGGCGCAGTAAGATACGTAGA